TACTTCCCAGGACTATACTCGGGTACAACCGACTTGATCGGAGTCCACGATGGTGTTCCTGCGGTATGCGATCACAAGCAAACTAACAAGCCAAAGAAGGCAGAATGGGTTGAAGATTATTACCTACAGCTAATGGCATACATTCTAGCACACAATGAGGTATATGGTACTGACATTCGTAAAGGTGTCGTTTTCATGTGTTCTAGGGACTTTCAGTACCAAGAATTCACTCTAAAACCAGAAGATTTTAACAAATATCAGGACTTATGGCTGGCTAAGGTAGAAGAGTATTACACTCTAGGGATGCAGGGATACAAACAACTCCTAAGCTGATAAATATCCCATAGAGGATAAAAAACATGGCCGTTATTCAAATCTCAAAAATGCAAGTTAGACGTGGGCAAACCGCCCAAACAGGGTTTCCACAATTATCAAGTGGCGAATTGGGTTGGTCTATTGATACACAACAACTGTATATTGGTAACGGTAGCGTAGCCGAGGGCGCACCCGCAGTAGGCAACACACAAGTTATTACAGAAAATAATGTAAGTAATTTGTTCTTGTATTCTAAATTAGGATACACCTACGGTGCAACATTAGACTATGTTACAAACACACTAGTCCCAACTGTTGCTAATACTGTTGCCCGTACTCCTCAAGATAAATTTGATGACTTTGTTAATTTAAAAGACTTTGGTGACATTACAGCCTTAGCTGATCATACCATAATTATTCAAAATGCTATCAACTATGCAACTAAAGAAGCATTTGGTAAGCCTTTATATTTTCCAGAACACGCCTATATAGTAACCAGTACAATTTATATTCCTGCCCTAACAGAAATTCGTGGAGCAGGCTCACAAAAGACTGTTATTACTAATATTGGAACTTTTACAACTTTCCAAACCGTTAGTGTTGGTAATAACACGTTTGATGAGGATAATGGAACTGCAATTAGCACGGCGGCCGATCGTCCTAGAAACATTAGAATCAACGGCATCACTATTGTTAACTCATCAACTGGTGCAGGACCTTTACTACAATTAGATTGTGCTTCAGATTCAATAGTTGAACAATGTGAGTTTATTGGTGACATATCGACTACTGCCACAAGTTCATTAGTAACGGGTATTAACTTGCGTGACGTAGCTGGCTATCCTGCTAACACACTTGACAATCTACGACTAAGAGATAATAAGTTTATTGCTCTAAGTACTGCTATTAGCAGTGATTACGATCCTGCAAATATTATTATTGCTGAAAACAAATTTTACAATTTGGATCAGGGTATTGCATTTGGAATGGACCCAGCAGGTATTACTGGTGCCCAACACGTACAAATTACTAATAATACATTTGAGCATATCAACAAACAAGCTATCTATTCTGGATCAACAAGCACAAGTTTTATTAACGACATTAATAGCACAGACAATTGGTTCTACGATGTAGGTTGTAACCAACAAGGCGATAGCACCGGTACACAAGTAACTGAAATTATTTCTTTTGGATCATTTGGAAATTATTCAAATGGTGACACTTTTGATAGACTTGAAAAACTTAACGAAACAATATTTTATGTAACAGGTTTATCGAATGTAAAATCAATTATTAGCGGTCCTGCAACTATTACCACTAAAACTCCACAAGTAAAAATACTAACAGGTACAGGTGGAGATAATCCTTGGTTCTCCTTCCCAAGAAGCGTATTCCAATATCAAAACAACTCTTCTAATCAAATATTCACAGTAGACTATACTATTAATTGTCCATACGTGTCTCTTGTTAAAAGAGGTACATTTGAAGTAACAGTAACTGGTACAACTGCTTATGTTAAAGATTCTTATACATCCAATAATGCAACTGAAGGTGATAAAATTTCCTTTACTGCAAAAGTTAGTGCTTCGAAGAATCTAGTAACTCTGTATTACTATAACGGTACAGCAACTCCAGCTGACCAACGTCCTAACATCATTTATACATATACAGTAAGGCAATAATGTTTGACTTAGATGAAGACGACCGGCTGTCTGCCTGGTCTGATTTGCGTAAGCGTCTTAACACATGTAACGACCCACTACAAGAAGTAACAGACTTTTGGTCTCATACACCTTTTGTAGCCCACAACCACAAGATTGATCCTTTTTATCAAGCCAGCTGGCCAACGCCCTGGGAAATTATTATAGAGAATCGCTATGACGATTTTACCAAAGCTATAATGATTGGCTACACGTTATTACTAACTGAAAAATTCAAAACAAGCGAAATACAAATCAAAACACTAGTAGACACGCAGTTTAAAAGGCTTTATAATATTGTATACGTAGATAACTCTTGGGCACTTAATTATGATGATGGTAAGGTACTAAGAGTTGATAATATACCAAGTTTATACAGCCTAGAAAATCTAGTCGAGCTCAAGAGGCCTAGGTAAATATCATTCTACAAACGATTTCCAGTTAGACACAATAAAAATTATAAAGGTGAAGAATGATCACAGTTGTTAAACGCAGTGGCGAGCGAGTACCACTAGATATTAGTAAGATACAGAGACAGGTGGCATACGACTGCAAAGGCATTGACGGTGTAAGTCCTTCAATGATCGAAATAAAAGCGCAGATTGAATTGCACGACGGCATGACTACAGAAACCATAGACGAGTTATTACTCAAGGCAATGGTTGACTTAATCGACGAAGAAGAAAATCCAGAAATTAACAATGTAAATTATCAGTACGTAGCAGGCAGACAAAAAGTGTCTATGCTACGTAAAGAAGTATACGGCACATATACACCTCCAGCACTATACGATATTGTTAAAAAGAATATTGAAGTTGGTATGTATACTCCAGATTTGCTTGACTGGTATACAAAAGAAGAATGGGATATTATAGATCTATTCATTGACCACGGTAAAGATGAAGATTATACCTATGCGGCTATTGCACAGTTAGCCGAAAAGTATCTAGTACAAAATCGTGCTACTGGACAAATCTATGAAACACCACAAGTCCGTTACGCTATTGCCGCGGCAACAGCTTTCCACAATGAACCAAAAGAAAAGAGATTGAAGTATGTTAAAGAGTATTATGAATGTGCGAGCGATGGCCACTTTACTTTGGCTACTCCTGTACTTGCTGGCCTCGGTACTCCTACCAAGCAGTTTAGTAGTTGTGTTCTTATTAGCTCTGACGATACACTCGACTCCATATTTGCTTCCGGAGAAATGATGGCCAAGTATGCTAGCAAACGGGCTGGCATAGGATTAGAGTTAGGCAGAATAAGACCCGTCGGCGCCCCAATTCGAAATGGTGAAATTAAACATACAGGTATGATCCCATTCCTGAAGAAATGGTTTGCCGATTTACGTAGTTGTAGTCAAGGCGGCATTCGTAATGCATCATGTACAGTTACATTCCCTGTCTGGCATGCACAGTTTGAAGACCTTATTGTATTAAAGAACAATCAGGGCACTGAAGAAGTTCGTGTTCGCCAAATGGACTATAGCGTAGTTGTTAACAAGATGTTTTGGAATCGTTATCGCAAGGGTGAGAACATTACATTGTTTGATCCACATGAAGTTCCAGACTTGTATCAAGCATACTATCGCGATAGCGCAGAATTTGAAACTCTATATCTAAAGTATGAACAAGATAAGACAAAGAAAAAGAAAGTACTGTCAGCAGAAGATGTATTCAAGAACGGAATCCTTAAGGAACGAACTGATACAGGGCGTATATATCTTGTCAACATCGATAACGTTATCAATCAGGGTCCGTTCGATACGACAGTTGATCCAATATATCAAAGTAACCTCTGTCAAGAGATTCTCTTACCGACGAAGCCTTTCCAAAGGATTGAAGATCCTGAGGGCCGAATTGCTTTATGCACTCTTGGTTCCATTAACTGGGGAGCGTTCACAAACCCTCAGCAGATGCGAAAAGCGTGTCGTGTACTCGTTCGCTCACTATCCAACTTGCTCAACTACCAAGACTTTTTATCCATCCAAAGTAAGTTGGCAAACGAAGATTTTGAACCACTAGGCGTTGGTATTACTAACTTAGCCTACTGGCATGCAAAACGTAGTTTTAAATATGGCGAGACAGATGCTCTAGCAGAAGTTAAACGCTGGATGGAGCATCAAGCCTATTACCTTACAGAAACAAGTGTAGAGCTTGCCCAAGAAAAAGGGCCATGCGGACGTAGTCAATACACTTATTATGGTAAGGGTGTTTTTCCTTGGGAACGCCGTTCCGAAGGTGTTAATGAATTAACTGATTTTACCCCAAGCATGGATTGGGAGCCACTCCGCGAGAGATTAAAACAATATGGTATCCGCAACGCTACACTAATGGCAGTTGCACCAGTTGAAAGTAGTTCTGTAGTATTAAATTCCACAAACGGAATTGAAATGCCAATGGAATTAATTTCAGTTAAAGAATCTAAAGCGGGTAGCTTCGTACAGGTTGTACCAGAGTATCGCCGCTTAAAAAATCGTTATCAGTTGATGTGGGATCAACAAGACTGCAATGCTTACTTAAAAACATCCGCAGTACTTGCCGCATACATTGATCAGAGTTTGAGTACGAATACATTTTACAACCCTGCATTCTTTCCAGGCGGTAAAGTCCCTGGCACTTTGGTTGCCAAGAACTTAATGCTGGCTTACAAATGGGGATTAAAGACTATATACTATAGTTTAATCAACAAAGTTGGAGCCAAGGCTGATGTAACAGGAACAGTTGCAATAAACATAAACGGTAATCACAATGTGCCTACCCTAACAAGCGACCCTATTACAATCTATGCCGATGAAGATGATTGCGAGGCATGTAAATTATAATGAGCAAAGCACAATACAATATATCGAAACAAACAAACTATCTTAAACGTAAGATGTTCTTAGACCCAGAAGGGCCTGTAACAGTACAACGCTTTGAGGAAGTTAAGTATCCTAAGATTGCCAAATATGAAGAACTAGCTCGTGGTTTCTTTTGGGTTCCGGAAGAAATAAGTTTAACTAAAGATAAAATTGATCACAAAGAAGCTAGTGATGCAGTTAAGCATATCTTTACCAGTAACCTGTTACGTCAAACAGCATTAGACAGTATTCAAGGTCGTGCGCCTAATCAAGTATTCAGTCCAGTAATTAGTATTCCTGAGTTAGAAGCACTTGTAAGTAATTGGTCATTTTTTGAAACTAACATTCATAGTAAATCATACAGTCACATTATTCGTAATGTCTATGGTGTACCTAAAGATGAGTTTAATAAGATTCATGACACTAAAGAAATTGTAGAAATGGCCGCCAACATTGGCAAGTACTACGAAGACCTACACGTTCTTAACTGTCGGGTAGAATTGGATCTTGCAGTTCTCGAACACGATCATAAAAAAGCAATCTGGTTAGCACTACACGCAAGTTACGCATTAGAAGCACTACGCTTTATGGTATCATTTGCTACAAGTCTAGCAATGGTTGAAAATAAGATTTACATCGGCAACGGAAATATTATTAGTTTGATTCTACAAGACGAATTGTTACATACAGAATGGACTGCTTGGTTGATTAATAATGTAACCAAGGATGACCCTTACTTCCTAGAGCTAGAAAAAGAATGTGCCGACGAAGTATATCAAATGTACGAAGCTGTGATTAAAGAAGAAAAAGAATGGGCGGATTATTTGTTTAAGTTAGGTCCGGTTATTGGATTAAATGCAGACATTCTTAAAAACTTTGTTGACTTTACAGCATTTAATCGTTTAAAGGATATTGGAATCAAATACGCAGGAGAACATCCTAAGTCCAGTCCAATTCCTTGGTTTAACAAACACGTCAACATCAACAAGAAACAAACTGCTCTACAAGAAAACGAAAGTACAAATTACGTTATTGGCGTAATGAGCGACAACGTCAGCTACGACGAACTACCGGAACTATAAGGAAAAATATGAAAGCTATTGTATGGAGCAAATATAACTGCCCTTATTGCGATCAAGCAAAGGCATTGTTAAAACAAAGGGGTATTCCTTTTGAAGAAAAGAAAATCGGTGATGGCTACACCAAAGAGGATCTATTAGAAGCGGTTCCCACTGCCCGCACAGTTCCACAAATATTTTTAGATGAGGAGTTGATCGGTGGCTTTAATGAACTCAAAAATAAGCTCGTCAGTTAATGCTGGCGGTTTTGGCGGCGCAGGCGCAATAGGTAATGTAACTATTCCTAGTAGTGGTCAGTTTTATACCTATACCACTGGTATGACAAATCCGTCATATACAATTAACACAGGTGCTGGATCAAACGGTACTACTTGGGCAACTGTAGGTACTGGATTAGGCGCTACCCCGAGTATAAAAGTAACAGGTGATGCTGAATTTGAAGGTAAGATAACCGTAAAAGGTAAAGACCTTGCTAAAAGTCTAGAAGCAATTGAAAAGAGACTAGGCATACTTGTTCCGGATCCTAAAAAGTTAGAAAAATTTGAAGCTCTTAAAAAAGCCTACGATCATTATAAACTTCTAGAAGCCCTATGTCACGAGACTGATGATGATAAGTAAAGATCCTCAACAAGTAAAATTAGAAAAACAAATTACTCAGCTAGAACAAATTGTAAAAGTTCTAGCCGCCAAAGTCGCTTTCCTTGAAAGAGAAAACAACCGTCGTAAGATGGAATCCAACCAAATTGCTAACGCATTAAGAAAGTAGAAAATATGAATGTTAAACTTTTGTCATACAGTCAGCCCACCGACGAATTTAGATCTCTTGGTCTCGGAGATGCGCAGGAACTCATTGCGTATTGCGCCCGTGTGTCCAATCCAGCGAATCAATACAACAACGACACAGCTGAAAAACTTATACGATACCTGGTCAAACACCAGCACTGGAGTCCTCTTGAAATGGTCTCAGCCTGTCTCGAAATTACCACAACAAGAGATATTGCCCGACAAATCTTGCGACACAGAAGTTTCAGCTTCCAAGAATTCAGTCAGCGATATGCTGACCCTACTAAAGACTTGTCGTTTGTACTGCGAGATGCACGAAAGCAGGATACAAAAAATCGACAAAACTCCGTAGAGTTAGATTTAACAAACGATGCTGATCGTTTCTTAGCCGCTGGTTGGGAAAATATTCAACGTGGTGTAACGGAAAAGGCCTTAGATGCTTATAATTGGGCAATAGCAAATGGTATTGCTAAAGAACAAGCCAGAGCCGTTTTGCCAGAGGGTCTGATTGAAAGTAGGCTATATATGAATGGAACATTACGGTCTTGGGTACATTTTATTGAACTAAGAACAGGTAATGGAACACAAAAAGAACACATGGAAGTAGCTCGTGAATGTGCATGTGCTATTGCCGCGATATTCCCAATGGTTGGCGAATACGTACAAGAAAATTAAAAAGGAAAACGTATGTTAATTAACAAAGGCGCCACAGTTGGCGAAGTAGTAACTCTCAAGTTAGTAACTGGAGAAGAAATTATCGGTAAGTTGGGTGAAGATGGTGCTACCTACTATCTAATCGAAAAACCACTTACTCTAGTAGCTGGTCCAAAAGGCCTAGGTTTACAGCCTTGGTTGTTTACAGTAGATGCAGACAAAAGTATCAAGTTCCCCAAAGACAAGGTAATGGCCTGCGAAGCTACCATGGATGAAATGGCTAAAAACTACTTGCAAGGTACTACAGGGATCGCTCTAGCTTAAATACTAGACTATGGCAACTCCTACATCTGGGTCAGTATCATTTCTAACAAATTTTAGTGTAACTCTAACATTAGACACTGGCACAACTGCGACTAGTGTTACAGCAGACTTTGTTGATCCGGGTGTTACAATAACCATTAACACAGATACTGTGGTACTTGCAGGAGCATATAATTCTATCATTCCCGTTACATGGGGTTGGATAGATAATAACAGAACTGATCAAACAGGCAAGACTGCACCCGCTGTAGGTACTTATGAAAAAATTACCAAAGTAGATAGTCCAGCCTTTCTAAGTAAAGTTTGCACATATACTATAAATGGCGAAGGTGGGGCATTTGCACATACCGTTTCGTTAAGTAGTTATGATGTGATTGTTGGACAACTAACAACCGCACTAGCAGGAGCAAGATAATGGGATCAAAAGGCGTAACAAGAGAAACTGACAAAACAACTGGTCACGGTCCATACAAGCCACGTGCAACAAAAGGCCCCGGGGCTGGATGTAGTACAACCGTTTTTGCTAATAACCTAGGCGTTAATCGAACAGGGGACGGTTGGAATGCTCACGGGTCAAGTCCTGCATATAACGGAGATCCGCATCCTGGACAAACTAGTCATGTAACGGGTCCGGGATCTAGCACAGTATTTGCTGATGGATTGGCAGTTGCAAGAATTGGCGATTCCGTTGAGTCTGATAAAATAGCTGGTGGTAGCGGAACTGTATTTGCAGGAGACTAATATGTTTTGGTTTATAATTGGTGTATTTGGATGTGTATTAGTTTATTATATTGGTAAATTAAAAGATCACGAAAATGATGATAAGTAAGTTTATCCAAAGAGGTAAACTTACGTAGTAAGTTGCTAGGGTGCGAGGCCCTAAGGTTCGACGCAGACCGTTCATGCTCGTTGGGTGCGTCAAGGTTGACAACATGCCTAAATTGTTGTATACTATAAAAACTTAGAAAGGGATCATCATGGCATATCGCGCAAAAACTAAAACTCAAGCCGCTGTTCGTAGACAACTACGTAAGCGTAAGTAATTAAAGAATTGTTGTAATCCCTTCAAAGTGAAGGCATTCTGGACGCGGGGGCAGTACCCGCCAGGTCCACCAAAAGGATATTTATGAAGTACACCGCATTGTGCCCAACTTGTTTTAATAAATTTAGTTGGGTAATGGGGAAAGGCTTAACAAAACATAAGTGTTTTTCTGATGGGCCTGCCAAAGTTTCGACAGGGTGAGATAATAGAGACGGCAACACGGTAGGCGATGACCGTTAATCAAGCAAAACTATAGACGCAAACGATT